CTATGTCTTCATCTACTTTGTTCTCATCACCTTCTACTTGTCCTGCAAGTATACCGTTCTTAAGATCAAATAGATAAATAATCTCTCTGCGGATATCTCCTTTGTCATAATAAGCTTCATCAAGTTCTTTGTAATAATTTATAATTATCTGTTCGATACGATTGAAGCCTTGTTCTTTTGACATTTCACCATCGTGAACCTTGTCAATTACCTTAGTGATTAGATTTATTTCCATACTCTACCTCCTTGAAAATATTAACATAAATGTAGGGGGGAGGGAAGTTTAACCTTAATTTATTTACAGTACCCTCCCCAACCTAGCTATCTATTGCTTGGCTTTGGTGCTTCCACAATACTGACATCAATACTTTGATCTGCAATCAATGACTGTAGACTCTCCATATTGCAAGTCTGTCCTGGCATAATACCAGTATAGTTGATAGTTTGTATAACTTTGAACTGTTCACCAGTTTTATTATACGGTACTACAACCTCGCCAGATGCATCTCTTTCCCAGATATTTTGTACATATCCTTTGACATACATACTCGCTTGTTTACTTGTGTCTAATGGCATACTAGTCCTCCTTGTTTAGACGGTTGATAATTTCTTGAAGATTCTTGTGCTTGGATGCAATCACCTGCTCCATAAGCTTTACTTGCTCTTGAGCTTTCTGGTGTTTCTCCAAAGCCTCATCAAGTGATGGCTCTGCATCAGCTATACTTTTCATCTTCTTGACCATTCGGTCGATCAAAAGAAACTGACTCATACCTCTCAGTAAGTTTGCTATTCTCAACATTTTGTTGCTCCTTTCTCATATATTGAATTAAATCATACAGCTTTCTCTCAAGCGTGATATTACTCTCTCTCTCATGATCTACCTGATAAGCTAGATATATCATAGCCATGAACTGTATTACTATTATCGCAGTCACACAGACTGCTAGTACATATGTTGCCATATATTCTCCTCTTATTCATTGTTAATATTCTTTAAAGCTGTATCACTGCTGTTTCGTCATAGCTTTCTACCCTCATACAGCTGAGCATACTCGCAACTTTACCTGACTTAACTTTACTTCATCTTATTTCCTCTCTATGTCGCCAAGCGGCGATTGCTTTATCCCAAGCAGTCTCTCGACTGCCTGAGATATTTGTTTATATTAAGACTGAACGATTGGTTGTGAAAACTTTTCTTTCTCAGCTTTGGATATTTTATCTTCAGCTTGTACAAGCCTGTTCATAACCTCTTTCTCAAACATTGAATATTGTTTGACTGGTGGAACAGTAGCCTGATTAAGTTTATCAATCATTCCATTAAGTTTGTATGATACTGATTGCATCTGATCTTTGAATAGACCAGACATATCAGAGTCCATCATCAACGCATAGTATTCAGATGACTGTGATATTTTTGCAACAGCAGTCTGGTTCTTACCATACTTACCAGAGCTAGTCCAAGTAAGACATTCAGTAATACTGCAACCAAATCGCAACACAAACATATTTAGTTTGCCGATAATAATATCGTGCAACTTAGACTGCATATTCTTTACATCTTCTAGATTGTGAACTTGTATCTCGTTAGGATTATCCATACCATAGATACCTTCACGATCAAGCTCACGATTAGCCTTGAGATCAACAAGGTTATCATCGAGCTTAGAACATAAATTACCTAGAGATATATAGAACAGTATCTCCTCATGTATTAGTTTAGCTAGTGCATTACGATAACCATAAGTCTTGACAGACCTATCAATCTGGTTAGCGTCAGCAACCATAGTCATAACCTCAGCTGTCTCCTCGACAGGAAACTCTGAGAGTATAGTATCCATTTTGTATTCGTTAGAAGTATTCATAGTTTGTCCTTTCATTTGTATTTAGTTATGTGCAAAGCAACACATGAAGCCTTGCACACCTGCATAAGGCATTTATGTGTTGCACACATAACATACAAAGAAGCAAGGACAGACGAAGAAGATGACGATAAAATGATCTGATGCATGAAAAGTTTGAGACTTCAACAATCAAATCATATAATAAAAACAATAAGACAAATCAAACCCACACACCTTAAGCTTGAATGCGAAGCAGAAAGCGAAAAGGTGGGGTTTTAAAGCCGCCGTAGGCGTCAATGCCGCTGCGAAGCAGCGGTAATAATAAAAGGGGGGTTTGTATTAAGACTAATCATAGGAGGAACAACATATGCCATTAGTAGGTAATGTAATATTTGGGGAAGATAACTTTGGTATCACCCAAGCAAGAGCATACTCAAAGATGAGTGGACATAAGATTGAGCCAAGTCCTAAGATTGAATTGATCTTTAAAGGCTCAAATTTCAACGAGGATGACCAAGAAGGTGCATCAGAGGGGTTAAGTACCCTTTTTAACAAAATAGGAGAATAATATGCGAAAATGGATGGACTATGCCCAAGAGAAATGGGATGGAGTATCGAAAAAGCATAAGATAGCGGCAGCAGTCGTTATTTTAATATTAATAATAGCAATAATAGGAGGCTAATATGCCAATGGTAAACGGAAAAAAGTACCCTTACACGAAAAAAGGTAAGGCGATGGCTGCAAAAGCTAAGAAAAAGAAGAAAAAAATGATGAAAGGTAAGAAAAATGCTTACTAAGAAACAAAAAACACTGCCACCTAAGCTTCAAGAGAAGATTCTTGCTTCAAAAAAGAAGGTAAATGGCAAAAAAAAGCCTAATGGGATGAAGAAAAAGCCCAATGGCATGAAAAAAAAGAAAGGTAAATAGCATGGCTTATGTATCAATAATGAATGCAGCTTTAGGACTTGCAAGAGGTGCAAAAGCTGGTGCAAAAACATTTGCTAGAACAAAAACTGGTAAAAGACTCATTAAAAACAGAGGAAAGATCGGTGCTTTAGCAGGTGCATCTGCTGGTTTACAGATTGGATCAGCTACAGAAAAGAATAAAAATAAGAAATATTTGGTTTAATGAATAAAGATTTAGAATTTGTTGACCAGTTTCGTAAACAATTAATAAGAAAAAAAGAATCTGCACCTATCAGGAAGAAAAAAGAAGAAATAGAGGTTGTATTTGAACCTGAACCTGACATTAGGATAGCGGTAGATAACACTAAAAAAGGATTATTATAATGGCTAAGAAAACTAGTTTAGTTGAGATTGCTGATATGATTGCAACTTTATCTCCAAATGAAATGGCTACCCTTGGAAAAATTGTTATGGCAAAACAGCAAATGGCAACACCAATGCAAGGTGGGGTTTCTAATGTGCCTGGACCAATGCCTACAACTGGTATGGCAGCAGCACCTCCTAGACAACTACCGCCACAAATGACACAACCACAACCTAGGCGACCTATGCCTCCTACAACTAGGGATGCAATGATGCCTGGACTATTAAGATAGGAGAATAAATATGGCTTACGGAGCAATAATAAAAGGTCTTGCACTTGGAGCAACAGGTCTCGCAGGATATGAAATAGGTAAATCTGCTGAAAAAAAGAGAAAAAGAGTAGCAGAAAAGAAACTTAATAAAGCTTTGAAACAACATTTTAATGCTATGAGAGCAAGAGGCTAATCAATGAGAGGCGGTAAAAGACCTGGAGCTGGTAGACCTATTGGTGTCAAAGACGGAACAAAAGGCATTAGATTAGAGGAAGAATTACAAAAGATGAGTAAAACACCATTAGATTATATGATTGCAGTATTGAACAATCCAGGAACATCACCAGAACGTAAAATGTGGGCAGCTGAAAAAGCAGCTCCATATCTCCATCCTAGACTTGCATCAAAAGAGTTAAAGGTATCAGGAGATGAAAACAAACCAGTAAAGATTAATTTATGCCAAAGTCCAGAAAAGGATTAGAAAAAGAAATAACCATACCTTTTAAACCTCGTAAATATCAATGGGAGGTTTTTAATAAGTTAAAAAGATTTAATGTTATTGTTTGCCACAGGCGTTTTGGAAAAACCTGTTTGGCAATATGGAAGATAATTACTACTGCTGTAGAAAAGCCAGGAGCCAGATTGGCATATATTGCTCCTACCTATCGTCAAGGAAAAGCTGTAGCATACGACTACCTCAAAGAATACACAGCACCGATAATGAAATTAGGTGGGGGTAGGAATGAAACAGAACTAAAGATTGACCTTTGGAATGGTAGTAGATTACAAATATTCGGAGCTGACAACCCAGATGCTCTCCGTGGACTTGGGTTCGATGGAGTTATTCTTGATGAGTACGCCCTCATGTCTCCTAGGACATGGACAGAGATTATTAGACCTGCTGTATCAGACAAACTTGGCTATGTTATTTTCATAGGAACACCTATGGGTCATAACCAGTTCTGGGAAGTATATGACTTCTCAAAAAGAACTGATAGCAAAGAATGGTTTGGATGTATGTACAGAGCATCTGATACTGATGTGATCCCACAATGGGAACTAGAAGATGCTATGCGTACTATGCCAGACTCACAGTACGAGCAGGAGTATGAATGTTCATTCAATGCTGCGGTACAAGGCAGTTATTACGGAGCATTGATGGAGAAAGCTGAAGGCGATAAGCGTATAGGTGATGTACCATACGATCCAACTATAGGTGTAGAAACTTGGTGGGATTTAGGTATTGGTGACTCAACAGCAATATGGTTTGCACAAAGAGTTAATAATGAAGTTAGACTCATAGATTATTTAGAAACAAATGGTGAATCACTTGCATACTATGTTGGTGAACTAAATAAAAAACCATATAACTACTCAGCTCATATAGCTCCACACGATATTACAACTAGAGAACTTGGCACTGGTAAATCTCGATTAGAGGTTGCATCAGAGCTGGGGCTAGACTTTGAAGTAGCTCCAAAGCTTGAAGTTGATCATGGAATTGAATCAGTAAGAAATACTTTGCCTAACTGCTGGTTTGATAGAATTAGGTGCAAACATGGTATCGAATCATTAAAACAATATAAAAAAGTTTTTGATGATAAGAACCAGGTGTTTAAAAATAAACCACATCACAACTGGGCATCACATGGAGCAGATGCATTTAGATATGGTTGTGTAGGTGAAGCACCTGATAGAACAGATTGGGCAAAAGAAATTAATGTAGACACGAGGTATATAATATAATGGCATCACCAAAACCAAAAAATAAAGCATTGTATGCAAGAGTAAAAGCTGAAGCTAAAAGAAAGTTTAAAGTTTATCCTAGTGCATATGCAAACGCTTGGCTTGTTAAAACTTACAAGAAGCGTGGCGGAAAATATTAATGGCTTACCAAGGTGGACTGCGTAAGTGGTTCAAAGAAGATTGGAGAGATGTTAAGACAGGAAAGAAGTGTGGTCGTTCTGGAAAGAAAGATAAAGGTAGACCATATCCAGCTTGTAGACCAAAAAAAGTAGCAGGTCGTATAAGTAAAAAAGAAGCTGCTAAAAAGACTGGACCAAAGAAAGTAAAATGGTCTGTAACTGCATCTGGAAAGAGGAGAAAGAAAAATGGCTAAATCACCAGCTTGGCAAAGAAAAGAAGGCAAATCCAAATCAGGGGGTTTGAATAGAAAAGGTATAGCTTCATATAGAAAAGCTAATCCTGGTTCTAAGTTAAAGATGGCAGTAACTACAAAGCCATCAAAACTTAAAAAAGGAT